CATCGCATTTGACTCTTAATCAAAAGGTTGCAAGTTCGAGTCCTGCCTGGCGGACCATACAAGTTTCCGCCTGTAGCTCAACTGGATAGAGAAAGACAATACTATTATCAACTAATTCCTTACACTTTCAATTTAAAGTCACATATGTAAATTTGAGAAGAGGTTTCCACTAATGCGGATATACCCAAAAGTCCTCTCCGTTTATATATGTGATAAGTATCCGGATGTTCTGTGGTGAAACTCCATAGGGACTGCTATGTAGTTTGGGTCTGTCGTCTAGCGGCTAAGACGCGCGGCTCATAACCGTGTTATCGGGAGTTCAAATCTCTCCAGGCCCACCAAAGAAATTAACTTGGTTCGTTGATCCAATGGCTCACGACGCTGGATTGTCTCTCCGGAAATAAGGGTTCGATTCCCTTACGAACCGCCACTTAAAGGGTACAAGTAATGTTATTTGAAGTATATGAGAAGGAAAACAGTCAAACTAAAATTACAATAGCCAAAGAGCGCACAACCGTTAAAATTCTTCCTAGTGATATGTATATGAAAGATCGAATTGTTAACTTTGCTAAAAAGGTGGAAGAAATAATCAGGTCTGATTTTGATTTTACTAGGCGTGGAAGGATAAACTTTGATAAAAATGGCAAAATGTATGTTTGTATGTGCCTTAATTCTATAAATAAAAATAGCAAAATAATTATTGAATAATAATTATGTAATGGTGATAAACAATAGTTACATCGACATTATGAGTCCGAGACGCAGGTTCGAATCCTGTCCGCGCCGCCATATAAAACACATTTAATGTGTGTATTACATTTGTAAAACAAACTTCATGGGGAGGTAGTGTAATTGGTTAGCACACGGAAAAAACACTATTGTTGACTATTCCTTACATTAAAAGATTGGCGGGTTGGTAGAGTCTGGCTTATTGCACCGGTCCTGAAAACCGGAGGTGTCACAAGCACCCGTGGGTTCGAATCCCACACCCGCCTCCAATTAACCACATGGGGGATGGGACTGCTAGGGGTGGTCGCCTCACTTGCACTGAGGATTTCAGATCGGTTCAAATCCGATATCTTCCACCAATAAATAGGTACCGAAGATTAAAGAAGTAGTGGGAGCTTCACAGGACTCCAAATCCTGCTCTAATGGGTTCAGCTCCTACAGTGTCTGCTACTATTGAGTTTCTTGGTTACAAGAAACGTATCTGTTAACTAAATGTACAGGCTGAGCATTGGTGAGCTCCCCTGACTGTAAATCAGGCGTCGTAGGCTGTGGCGGTTCAACTCCGTCCCTGTACACAACATGCACCCACCAACTTTTAGGATAATAAAATGACTATTGAAGAGTTTAAAGCGCTTCTTCTTGATGTTGAGACTGCTGTAATTAAGCACGGATGGGATTCTCCAGGGTATCTTGATGAAGATACATGTAAGAGATCTGATGGTAAATATGTGCTTGAGCCTATTTGTAAGAAACTTGGTATTTCTTATTCTGGCAAAGCTCGTTGGCAACTTGTTCGTGATATTATTCACGAAGAATCAAAACGCCTTTTGTTTACTGGCAGTGAAATTAAGAGTGGTCTCATTGTTGAAATGGAGCGAGAAAAGTGTGAGTTTAATCCTTATAAGGTCTCGTTTACTATCAATAATGAAGAAGCGGATCGCAAGTTTAGGCATTTGCTAAAACGTGCTAAGAGTGAATTTTGTAGCGAAGCCGATTGGCTGCTTGAGCCTCTGCTGGTAGCAGTAGAAGGCAAAGGTCGTCGAGGTTGAGTTATTTCTGAGGACTGAGGTTCTCATGACAGGTTTGGTCTAATCCTCCACAGTGTGGTGATAATGCTGCGAATGTGGCACATAAAAAGACTGCGACCCCGTGACCTTGTGGTGTACCGGGAAGCAATCGAGGTTAACCACAAAAAACTTTAATAACATAAGCAGTAAAGTATTATTATGTTCTTTAAAAGCACAGGTAAGATCATTTATGACCCACATAGACCTAATCTTAAGAAGAAAAAGGACTGGTGGGTTACTTTAATTGTAGACCCTGAAATTACACGTTATTATCGATGGTTTGTAATGAAGCGTTATTGGCTGAAATTACATATGCCATCATGGGGATCACATGTTTCCATAATTCGTGGAGAAAAACCTTATAATGAATATATGCACCTATGGAAGAAATATCATTTAAAGGAAGTTGATTTTGAATATAGTAACGACATTGTATTCCGAAGAGGATTTTGTTTCGTTGAGGTAAAAAATGACTTCTTACTTGATATAAGAAAGGAGTTTAAGTTTCCTACAAACTTTGGACTACACTTAACTATAGGAAGATATTAATAACACAGCTGGGTGGCGGAATTGGCATACACAGAAAGTTGTATATATGTATATAGTTATTAACAAGTAATAAATTACTTGGAGGTAATTATGCCAATATGCAAACAGTGTGGATGCAAGTTCCCTAATTTCATAAAAATAGATGGAAAGCGTAAAGATGTACGAAAAAGAACATATTGTATAGAGTGTAGCCCGTATAAGGCAAAAAAGAATGGTACATATAAGAAAAAGACTAGAATTCTTATTGCTAAAAAACGAATATGCAAAACATGTGGAAAAGAGTTTACTTATAAGACACGTAATTTAGAGTGTTCATCATGTAAAACAAGGGCTACTAGAAAGAAAAATAAAGAAAAAATTTTTAATTTTTTAGGTAATAAATGTGTAATTTGCGGATACGATAAGTGTCTAGATGCTATAGATGTTCATCATATTGATCCAGAAATTAAAAACTTTGATCTTTCTAGTTCTTATCATTTTTCACTTCAGTCTCTATTAGATGAGGCTAAGAAGTGTGTTCTTTTATGTGCTAGGTGTCATCGAGAATTACATGCGGGTGTGGCGAAGCTGGCTGAGACGCACGAGACTTAAAATCTCGCACAGATAAGTTCACATCGTTGGTTCGAACCCAACCGCCCGTACCATAATTATGTTACCAATCTACGGTAATTTTATATACTTTAAGCTCCCAGCTACCATTTAATCTCAGTGGTGAAGATAACAGATACTTCTAATCAGACTTTTAATCCGACTAACAAGCTACTGTTATCGCTTATTCCCTGAATAATAATTATAAGGAGTTTTTATATGTTTAAATGTACAAATTGCTTTCATTTATCTAAACGACTAGTTAACGGAAAATGTGAATCATGTAAAAACGAAAATGTTATTGTCATGAAGACAAAACAAAACACCTTATGTTCTCATGGAGAGAAAAAAAATGTTGGAAAAAATTACTAATTTTATTATGAAACTCGATGTAGTTCGATACTTTATTGATGGTAGCTATCATATCGAGAAAAGTCTTCATTTTCACGAGCAAGCCAAAGTACAGGCGCAAAAGGGTATCGAAATGAATACCAAGGCTTCTATTAAGGCTGAGCAAAAGCTTGAAGAGAAGCGTGCTAAATTGGTTGCTACTGAAGCTAAAACTGCTGAAGTAAAAGCCCTTATTGAGAAGAAAAATGCTCGTGCTCAGCGCTATGTTGATCGCTTGGATGAACTTCTTGGTGAAGATGAAAAACCGGCAGTAGAAGTCCGTAACTTCTAAAACAAAAACGAAGACATAATAACAGAGAAGGGGACGTTAGTCCCCTTTTTTAATTTAAAGGATATAATATGTGGGAAGATAAAATGATTGAAACTCCTAAAAAGGAATACGACTACTGTGTATTCATAGGAAGGCTTGAGCCTCCTCACGTTGGTCACCTACATGTGATTAAAGAAGCATTTAGTCTTGCTAATCATGTAATCATTCTTACTGGATCCAAAAACAGACCTCGTTCAATTAAAAACCCATGGACTGTACAGGATCGTGAGATAATGATTGATCTTGCTATCAATGAGGTTGTTGAGGGATATGGTGTTACGAACTCTAGTCTTAAGTTCACTGTACGTGGTATTAATGATTATGTCTACAATGATCAAATGTGGGCCCAGGAAGTACAAAAGCAAGTTGCTCGCATTATTTACACTGGCAATACTAATGGTGCTTTTTCTCCTCGACCCAAAGTTTGCTTGATAGGTCATCGTAAAGATGAGTCTAGCTTTTACTTGGACTTGTTTCCTCAGTGGGACTATAAAGAAGTAAGCTCTATGGCTGCACTTAATGCTAGTGATCTACGCACTTTGTATTTTGAGAAGCTTGATCACGACTTTAGTGTTATTGCTTCTAAGGTTCTGCCAAAGAGTGTTGTTAATTATTTATCTCATTGGCGTGAAACTGATGAGTTTGCTTGTCTTTTGGATGAGTATAAGAAGGTAAAAGCTTATAAAGAATCATGGCAATTTGCTCTATTTCCTCCTAAATTTATAGCTGCAGACGCTGCTGTAATTCAGTCTGGACATATTCTTCTTATTAAGCGTGGGCATAATCCTGGTAAAGGTAACTGGGCTATGCCTGGCGGGTTCTTGGATGAAAATGAAACTCTTAGAGAGTGCTGCTTACGTGAACTTAAAGAGGAAGCTGGCTTAGAGGTTAATGAAAGATTTATTGTAAAGCATAAAATATATGATCATCCTAGCCGCGATCTTCGTGGGCGTATGATTACTGAAGCGTATCTTATTGAGCTACCTAATTCTGCTGCGGGATTGCCTGAAGTTAAAGCTGCTGATGACGCTGCTGAAGCCAAATGGGTTCCTTTGTGTGAATTTGAAGAGATGGCTGATAGAGGTCAGATATTCTCTGATCATTCTGACATTATCTTTAATCTTATTGGAAGGCGATAATGATTAACTGGGAAGATGTATTAAGCTCCCTGAAAGATAGGAAGTTTCCTATTTCTGTACACTATACATATGTGATACTTATTTGATTGGGCCGAAGACTGGACTTATTTTAAGAGGTAAGTTTAAAAGAATATGAATAAAGAAAAAATAAATAAATATTTTGCGAAGCTTATGGGCAAATGCTGGCATGACTTTAAAGATTCTATAAATGGAAGAACATGTATCCATTGTGGAGAAGAATTTTGGGCTAGTGAAGTTGAAAAAGCAAATGATGTGCATAATGTATTTAACCACTTTAAGCTGCGCACGATTCTTATGTGGTGTGAAAAACAAAAGTGGTGGCCTGATTTTGTTAAAAAGTATGGACAAATAAAAAGTATTGGTCCCAAATCTGATATTTTTAAGATTGATCCTGTTGTTACATATCTATTACCTATCAACCTTGTAACCGATATTGAATTATTTATTTCTACTCTATATGAATTCTTAACCAATGAAAGTATAAAAAATGACAGTTAAAAGTACAATAAAAGCTAAAGATAAAGAATATCCAATGCTTATGGAGCATGATCTGTGTGGTGAGAACTATGTAGTATATGATAGTGGTCGTCTCTTTAGGAACATGACTCTTGACGAAGTACGTGCTAACACAGGGTTATCGTAATGGATATAAATAATAACTTTGTCTACTTACAAGATGTGGTCAAAGATCTTGATGAATGCTCCTATTATGTAATTGAAGTGTCATTATATAAAGGAAATTGTACGTTTAGTGCATTGTTATATACTGGATTTAAAAGCGGGGCATATAGAGCTATTTTATGTGGCGATAAAGCTTATGATCCACATCAATATCACAATGCTCTCTATATGATACATTCTAAGATTGAGATTCCAAAAGAAAACAATAACTTCGTGTCAAGCATTGAGCGTAGATATAACAAATACGGAAGACTACGCTCATAAGTCACTGCTATTTATAGCATACTAATATGATTGCCCTCCTAGAAATAGGAGGGTAGTGTTAATCTTGGAGAGAAAAATGAAGGTAGAAACTTATATAGAAAAACTATGAACGTGTTGTTATAGAAGAAAGAAAAATGGTAAGCATTGAAATGTCAATGGAAGATGCTTTGCTGTTGGAAGCTATCACATGGGCAATTGGTGGACAGCCTTCTGGGCCTAGAGGTCGTATTGATGTGCTCCGTCGTACACTAAGAAATGCAGGTATATGCTCAAATCAGACATATCGAGATAGTGTCATGGATACATCTCAGGTATTAATCTTAAATGAGCCTTGACCTATGAAACAGTTAGATTTACATGGAGTAAAGCATGCGGAAGCACCAGGTGCTATCTGTAGGTTCATAAATGATAACTGGGAAGAAGGTAAAGATGTACTAATTATTACCGGACATAGCCCAGAAATGAAGCAAATAGTTATTGACCAATGTGTTGACTATAAGGTAAGATACTACTGTTCGGTACATGAGCCAATGGTTAAAGTGTACTTATCAGAAGTAATATAGATGAACTGTGATGCTCCGTAACTCAACAGCTAGAGTGCTTGGTTTTGAGCCAAGAAGTTCGCGGTTCGAATCCGCGCGGAGCTGCCACCATGGATAAATGCAAATGTGCTATTTGCGGTAAAATATTAAAAACAAGAAGATTTTTTAGTAAGCATAGAAATGCTAAAGATAAATATACATTTCCTTGCTATCACTTGGATAGTGATGGAAGAGTTTGTCACGGCTTCTTTGTTGAAACAACCTTAATTAAGGAATGAAGATGAAACTTTTTATTGCTATTTTTGTAGGTGTCATACTTGCAGCTATTGGTGTTAGCTTCATGGTAAGTTCTGCTATTTTTGGAGCAGTGCTTAAGCTTGCAATTTCTGGTCTTATACTAGGTTTTTTTGGTGGAACTTTTACATTTTTTATGTTTAAATTTAAAAAGAAATAGGTATTGTTATGATTAAACAATTTATTCGGAAAAAAGATCGGACTAAAGTAGGTGTACTTGTTGCTTTCATTGAAGAAGGCAGTGATGTCGTATCTATTGGCTTTACTAAATGCCGTAAAGGCGATACGTTTAGTAATGAGTTTGGAACTGATGTAGCAATTAAGCGTGCTAAAGCATATGTAGATCGCGGACTTCTTGAGGTAAAAGTTCCTTATGCAGTTCAGGATGATCTTATTGAGTTTGCAGATCGCTGCAATCGCTGCTTCTCAGAAGCAAAACTTCCTAAATGGGTAAGTCAATTTGTAAAGATCTTTACTAAGGCAGATTCACCCAGCTGAGGCTAGGCAGAATCCTTAGGACCCCAGTTTGGAGCAGAGTTCTGGTATAAAAACTGCTCATACTATTTAATGGAGCTATGTAATGACAGAAGCAAATGAGAGTCAGGTAGTAATTGAAGAAGAAGCTGCTACTAATGCAGCAGAAGAAGTAGAATATAAAAAAGAGCTTGGTAAAATCGTATCCGTTCAATTTGGTATTGGTGGATATCAAGATGCTATGTTTGGTGTCACAATTACATTTGAAGGCAAATGGGGTGGAGTAAGCTGGCACATGGGATGCTGGTCACCATCTATTATTGAAGTCACTGAGAATACCAAGTGGACAGAAGAAGATCGTGATAAAGACCTTGTTGCTATTTGTAGAAAATTAGATAGTCTACTAAAAGAAGCAAAAGTAAATGACGTCACTAAACTTGTTGGAAAGCCTGTTGAAATTCAGTTTGATGGAAATACACTGAAAGATTGGCGACTTCTGACTGAGGTAATTTAAGTTTTAATTCGACTATGGTGCAAATAACAATTACATCGTATATAATGGATAAATACACACTAAATATTGTTATTACTTATTCCTAGTCATTAAAGCAAATTATGTGTGTCCGTAACTCAGTTGGATCAGAGTATCGGGTTTCTACCCCGACTGTCGCAGGTTCGAGTCCTGCCGGGCATGCCAATTTATGGAAGATCAATTAAACCTGCATGTAATTTCCTATGGCAATTTGAGCAAAGAACAATACATTTAGCGATTTCTTTCTCAATAACCTTTATTGATTGGCCGCGATTAGCCATATCGCTAAGTACAAATTCTTTTTGACTAGGATCTCTATGATGAAAGTCTAGACAGCATGTTGCAGACTCATTACAGATCTTACATGAAAGAGTTGATTTGTAATTACGCATCCACTCTTTTAAAGTTTGTTTATTCTTGAGCGCTTTATCTTTATAGTATTCTTTATTTTTTACTATAGTGTTCTTTTAGGTATGCTGCTTGGCATACTTTGCATTTGGATTGATATTTATTTGATCCATCTGCTTTTGTTCCTTTTCTGTGAAAATCTGTCAGAGGCTTGGTTGTATCGCAAATATTGCAGTGTTTCATATTGTATCTCCTAGCAGAGTACTGATGGGACTCTAAGTGTTAATAACAGTTTAGAGTCACTTAATTTTTGGCCTATTAGTTTAGTGGTAAAACCCTGGTCTGTCGAATCAGAGTCGAGAGTTCAATTCTCTCATAGGCCGCCATAAACATAAGAGGTAATATGATTAAGAAGGTTCATGAAAAAACACATGGTTCATATATTAAGCGACTGAAAAAGTCTATCGAAAGAAATTTTAAACTTTATGAAGTAGCACGTATTATGCTTCCGATTAGGCCGATTACTGATGGTCAGTCGGCTGTAATTAAAATGATTGCTATTTCTAGCGATAAGATTATGCGTAAGCGTAAATAATTTTTAACATTTATCTTAAGGAAATACCGATGAGTAAATTACATGAAATTTTGGCCGTAGAAGGCGATCTTGAAGGAACTGCTAAAAAGGTAATTAATGAAGCAGTTAATACTTTTGTAAAGAAGCCTGATCACTTTATTGCTTTCGAAAAGCATTATGAGCCTTTTAATGAAGGCGTTGAAAATGAACTACCTTCCGAATCCAAAGATCTTGTTACTACTGTTGGTGACAAGCTTGATTATGTGTTTGGTCATGTAAATAATTGGTTTGATGCTGTTCTCCAAAAGGAAAGCACTAATCAAATCGCAAAAGCAGATATTATTATTGACGGTAATATTATTGCTAAAGATGTCCCGGCTACCTTTCTTCTTGGGTTGGAGAATAAGCTGAAGGACGTCCGTAACTTGGTAGCAATGGTTCCTACACTTGCTCCTGCTATTCCCTGGGTTGCCGACCAGGTAAAAGGTGAAGGCGTATATCGTTCTGGAAAACTTCAAGAGCGTATTCGTACTACCAAAGTTATGAAGCCGGTTGTTCTTTATGAGGCTACTGATAAACATCCTGCGCAGGTTAAAGAATCTACGGAAGATGTTGCTATTGGTAAATACGTACAGACTGACTGGTGTTCAATGATTTCTCCTGCTGAGAAATCTCGCGTCATGGGTCGTGTTGATGCATTGATTCGTGCTGTGAAACAAGCACGTCAGCGTGCTAATAACGTTGATGTGCTTAAGGTTAAAATTGGAAAAACTCTTTCTGATTATATTCTTAAGGGCTAAATAAATATAAGAAATTTACAAGAGATTATTTCACTTTAAAGAAAATCTCGTTAATATTTAAACAACTTTGATTTATATATGGAGCAGCGTTATTATTATCTTTATCGTTGTCTTAATAAATCCATTGACGTTATGAAACGCGTCTGGATATCAGTGTTTTGCTCCTATAGCTTCAAAGGCAGTTTTGCTTATCAAGTAATTGGCACTTTATTTCCAATCAAAAATTTGTGCGAGGGTTCGAGCCCCTCCAGGCCAGCCATGAGTACATGAGCATTAGTTCGTGTCCTGATATATTGGCCTGTAGCTCAGTGGAAGAGCAAAATTTCTTAGCTTTAACTATAGTGCTCAATGAAAGAAGTAATACTATATATATGTAATTAAAAAATATATGAATTCGACTTGGAATCTGCCGCAAGGCTAGGTGGCAGATTCAAAATATATAGAGTTTTGGACGGGTCCTCTTTAAAACCGTCCTCCAAATTTAAAACGAATCTTTAAGGGGAACTATTTAGTTTACCCTTTTTTTATTGAGGTAATATATGGCAAAAAAAGAAAAATTTGTAGCTCCTAGTTTATGGAATTTCTTAGACGTTTTAGACCTTCTAGAAAAGACACCTAAGACTAATGATAAAAAGGCAATTCTTGAAGAAAATAGAGATACTTCTCACCTTAAAGAATATTTAATTCTTGCTATCGATGAGCGTGTTAAATTTAATATCAATAAGATAGAGGCTAATAAAGGTACTGGTACTGCTTTTAGTCGAATGGGTCTTAGTTCCTGGGATAATTTTGACCGTGTAGTTAAAGCTCTTGTTAACCAAGATATTAGCGGACATGCTGCTAATGATGCTGTTGAATCTTTCTTGAGAACGTGTACTGATCAAGAAAAGAAATGGTATAAGCGTTGCATCCAGAAAGATATTGCCTCTACTAATGTCGGCAAGGCAATTATGGATGAAGTCTGGCCTTCAAAATAATGTCCTTTCTAATATCTTTTCAGTATTAGGATATTGATTATATCGAATTCTTAATAATTTGATATTGTTATCGAGACAATATTGATTTTTAATAGAGTCTCTTTGTTTAACTATTTTTAAATTTTTTTGCTTCGTTTCTTTTGATTTATCCGAAGAAAATGAAAATGGCTTAAAGTGTTGTTCGCCATCAAATTCTATGCAAAAATTATATTCTGGAAGATAAAAATCGAATTTTAATTTTGCTTTTTTATTTGTAAAATATAAATTATTAAAAATTTTTTGTTCTTCAAATTGAATATTATTAATAGTTAACCAATTACGAATTCTTAATTCACCTTTAGATATATTGCATTTAGGACAATTATGATTCTTTAAATGCTTATTAGGAGTTTGTAGAAAGTCTCCATGAATAGGACAAGTTATTATTATTTTTGTATGTGCATTAACATAATTTACTTTACTATAATCATACTTATTGTTATGTAGGAATTTTGCTTTTTCTATGAATGAACTTGTATTAGATCTTTTTGTTCCTGCACAGTCTGGACAGCCTGCTCCTAATAAATGCGTGTTTGGAGTTTGCCAAAACTCTCCATGTATATGACAAATAATGCAAATTTTTATTTTTGATTTTATATATTCTGTTTTAGAATAATCATATTTATTATTATGAATCTTCTTTGCTTTTTCAATAAATTCAAATGTAGTAAGTTTCCTCATGATAGACTCCCTGTAACTAACGAAAATTTAAAGCATAGTTGTTAATAACTAAAAGGATAAATAAATAATGAAAGATTTTATTGAAATATTAGACATACTTAAAATAACATCTAGTACAAACGAAAAGCTAAGAATTTTATCAGAAAATAAAGAGAATAAACAACTTAAGGAAATGTTAAATTATGCATTAAATAATAGTATAACTTTTGGCGTTAAAGAGTTTGAGTATACTGTTGGAGATGGAAGGTTTGATAATACTAGAGCTTGGGAAAATTTTAAGTCTTTATTGTCTCAATTAGAAAATCGAGAGCTAGCCGGTAGTGCTGCTTTAAAAGAGATAAAAAAGACTTTTAGTTGGTTTAATACACAGCAGTGTTTTTGGTTTGAAAAATGTCTAAAAAAAGATTTAGCAACTATCGGAATAGGGCAAACTCTTTTTGATAAAGCATTTGGTACTAATAATAAATTTAAGTGTGGACTAGCTGATCAAGAAGATAAAATTGATAAGGTTATTGAAGAGGATACTGGTAAGTTTATCTGGGGATATGCTGAAGTGGAGATGAAAAAGAATGGTGTGAGAACCTTCTTTGAAACTCAAAACGATAGGGATGAGGGTATTATTTATTATGATCCTGTTGGCAGATCTGGCCTTCCCATTATGAACTTTGTAGATATAATCCCGTTTTTGTCACAACTGGGCATTGCTGATATGATGTGGGATGGAGAATGTTCTGTCAATGATTGTCTAGAAGATACAATGACGGTCTTTGGTTTTGATTTCTCTAAAACTGAAGATGATTTTAAAGGCAAGAGTGGAAAAACACGAGCTAAGGCTTGGGAAAAATATCAAGCTGATTATGATCGTGCAGATGCTCTTCGTAAGCAACTTAAGTTTACTATCTTTGCATGTGTTCCTAGAAATGAGTGGTATGCTCGTAAGCCTAGCTGGACATATACACAAATGCGTATCTATCTTGAATTTATTGTTAAGCCTCTTATTGATAAGCTTAATCTTGGAAATAAGGTTGAGGTTATTGATAGGCAATGCGTAGAGACTTATCACGAAGCAAGAGATCTTGCTAATGCCTGGATTGCAGAAGGCTTTGAAGGCGCTATTGTAAAGAACCCTAAAGCTGTATATCAGTTCCGTCGTTGTACTGATTGGATTAAAATCAAAGAAGAAGACTCTTTTGAGGCTATTATTATAGGGTATGTTCCATCAAAAACAAAATTTAATGGAGACGGAACAGAAAAAGAGCAAATGTTAGGGGCTTTTAACGTAGAATGTTATCATCCCCTGAGTGGAAATCTCATTTCGTTTGAAATTGGAACTGGAAAATTAATGGATGAAAATTTTAGAATTGAAGTTGCTAAAAATCCTGATAATTGGATAGGAAAAGTGCTAGAGTGTACTTGTCAGCGCTTTACATCCACTTCAGCTATCTGCCCAAGGGTGGAAAGAGTTAGGTCTGATCGAGTTGATTTAGATAACTAGAGATTATTTTATTTATGCTAGAGAATTTGGTGTAAGGAATTCTTAATAATCTTATATTATTTTCTCTAGCGTAGTTATTTTTTATATTATCAGTAAATTTAGTTTGCTCAAATAATTTTAATGTTTGTTCTTTATCTATTTTTCCATTAAATGTGGATGGCCTAAAGTGTTGTATGCCGTCAAATTCTATAAGAAGATTATGTTCTGGAAGATAAAAATCGTATCTTAGTTTATAGTTTGTATTTGGATTAATACAGTTTTTAAAGGTTTTTTGTTGCTGAAACTTAATCTTATTAGATTCTAGATATAATTTAACCTTATCTTCACCTTTTGATTGCTTACAAATTGGACAGCCAATTCCTTTTAGGTGGGCATGGTAGCCTTGTTGCATCTAGTACACTATATGGTATTACTAAGAATGTACCTTATACTTCAAGGCCAATTCCTGAACCATCATGTGGACTATCAAGATATATAGCCAGGAGTTAATAATGGCAAAAATGATTAAATTAATAATGGTAAGTATAAAGGATGGACTATAAAAATATTATAAAACTAATATATGTCGGCGCAGAAAACAATAATAACAAGTATTATCACATGATTGATACCGAAGACGGTTATTTCCGTGCAGAATTTGGTAGGGTAGGAGCTGCTTGTCAAACAAAAATCTATCCCATTAGCAAGTGGGAATCTACTCGTAAATCAAAAGTTAGAAAAGGCTATCGTGATGTAACTGAGCTTTTTGCTGAAACTGTATCTGATAGTATTGAATTTCATGATATCAGTGACAATGATGTTAAATGTTTATTTACTAAGCTCCAGCTATATGCAAAGAAAGAAATCGCAAATAACTATACTGTAACTGCTGATAGCGTTACTAAAAAGCAAATTGATGAAGCACAGTCCATACTTGATGACATTGTTGCTTTATCTGAATCTGATAATGTAAGTGTTACAGATATAAACAATAAGCTTATTAGTCTGTTTATGGTTATACCTAGGAAAATGAGTGATGTAAAATCTCACTTACTTGTTCAGGTTGATGATGAACTTCTTGATAGTGTAATTACTAAAGAACAAAATCTGCTTGATAATATGGCTTCCCAGGTTAAGCAAGTAGAATTAGTAAAAGAAAATAGCGATAAGAATGCAACTATTCTTGAAGCAATGGGGCTAGATATTAGACCTGCTACTCCTGAAGAGGAAGAAATGATCAAGAAAAAACTTGATAATATTGCTGATAGATTTGTTACAGCTTATCGTGTTGTAAATAATAAAACTCAGAAATGCTTTGATGAGTGGATGTCTAAAGTTGATAACAAGAAATGTGAACTATTCTTTCATGGTAGTCGTAATGAAAATTGGCTATCTATACTAGAAAATGGTCTGCTACTTCGGCCCTCTAATGTTGTTATCTCTGGTAAAATGTTTGGCTATGGAACTTACTTTGCTGATAAGGCTCAAAAGTCTCTTGGTTATACATCTTCTAGAGGATCTTATTGGGCAAGAGGTAGCTCAAATGAGGCGTTTATGGCATTATTTGAAGTTCATCTTGGCAACAGCTTAGAGGTTGATGCTTTTGAGAGCTGGTGTAGCCGTTTAGATGAATCTAGCCTTAAAAAGAAAGGCAACTATGATTCTGTTTTTGCTAAAGCTGGTAAGTCATTAAGAAATAATGAGTTTATTGTTTACAACCAAAATCAAGCAAACATAAAATACCTAGTACAATTGCGTGGTTAAGTTAATTTTATTTATGTATACAAAATATTCGTTATTAACAATTGGCTAATATGCCATGGAGAATTTATAATGAGTAGAAAATTAAAAGACTTAACAGGTAAAATATTTGGCAGATTAACTGTCGTAAAAAGGGCTGAAAACAATAAGCATGGGAATACTCAATGGTTATGTAAGTGTGATTGTGGTAATGAAATAATTGTACTTGCGTCATCCCTAAGCTTTGGAAGAACAGTATCATGTGGGTGCTTTGCTTCAGAAGCTACAAGTAAAAGATTTAAAAAACATGGACAATCAGGCATTAAAAGATCTAGACTTTATAGTATATGGGCCGGAATGAAAGCAAGATGTAATTCCGGCGACATAAGAGTTGCTAGATATTATAAAGATCGTGGTATCTCTGTTTGTGATGAATGGGAATCTTTTAAGGGGTTTACTATGGACATGGAGAGATCCTACATAAAACATTCTGAAAAGCATGGAGAAAAAAATACAAGTCTTGATAGAATAGATCCAAATAAGGGATATTCTAAAGATAATTGTCGATGGGCCACATCTAAAATACAAAGTAAAAATCAAAGACCAAAATTTATACTTAGTTCTTATGAAAGCATATGTCTGTTTCTTGATGAGGTATCTAAATTAAAAGGAATTGACGCTAATCTAACTAGTCAGCAGTTCAGTAAAATAGCTGAAAAGCTTAGAGAAAAATAATCACAATGTACTATTAAATATATTATCCAACTAAAGGGATAATAAAAACTAATCAAAGGATTACAAAATGGATAAAACTAAATTTAAAAAACTAACAAGAGATGTTGTTTCAGTTGCTTTTACTAGGCTTCTAGTTACAAATAAAAAAGCTACTTCACTTGAAGTAAAAAATGTTCTTAGAAATATTGGGTACTGGGCTACTCAACGTGATGTTTCTGCTTTTCTGATAAGCATTTATAAAGAATATGCTGATTGGAATATTACTATTGAGACTGAAGATGGTAAATCTTTTGTTCAGCAAAAGAATGTATTTACTCCAGGCACAGCTCCTCATGTTGAATACTTCTTGTCTGTATTAGTGGATGATGAAGATGAAGATGAGTGTGATGGATGCGGAATGTGTGAATGTGACGACGAGGAAGATGAGCCTGACACTGACACTGTTACCACAGCAGCACCAGTTGTACCGCTAAAAGATGCAATTGTCGCTGTTATTCGAAGCTATAATAATCTTAGCTCAGCTCAAATTGCTCAGATTCTTAATGCTCGTGGATATGCTACTACTGCAAATCAGGTTCGTGCATATAAAGCTAACCTTAATAGGTAAATTATTATGGATTAAAAATTATGGAAGTACAAAAATATCTTAGATCGGGAAAGACTCCTGAAGATCTAGCTGCAGAATATGGCATAGAGATAACTTATCATCCTTATGATCCACTAATAATACTGAACTATTCTCAAATAGGCTCCCCTAAAATGGAACGTATCTGCTGCGAATGCAGAGGATTAGTTCTTGAAAAACACACATATAATGTTGTAGCTAGAGCTTTTGATAGGTTCTTTAACTATGGCGAAGCACTGGAGTTAACTAGTAAATTTAATTGGAATGGGTCTTATGCTACTGATAAGGAGGATGGATCTCTTATCCTGATTTACTCATATATGGGATCATGGAGAATTAATACTCGTGGATCTTTTGCAGAATATAATATGCATATATGTGGTATGTCATGGGCTGATCTTGTCTGGCAAGCTTTAAGGAAAACTCCAGAAACTTTTTCTCTTGATAGTAATTGTACTTATGTGTTTGAGTTTTGCTCTTTATACAATAAGGTTGTTCGTCAGTATAATTCCCCTACATGTTATTTGATTGGGGTTATAAATCATTCTGAATATGATTATTTTGATTTTCCTATCAAGAATGTTGCATCTATTGCCAAGGACTATGGGTTTAATTGTCCTGTTATTTATCATTTTAAAAGCATAGATGATGTTATCTTGCACCTTAATGATAAAGAAAATTCTGACCCAACATATGAGGGCATTGTAGTTCGTGATATTAATGGGCTTAGGATAAAAATAAAAAGTAAGACATATCTTGCTTTGCATAGATTAAAAGGTAATGATAACCTATTTTTACCTAAAAATTTGGTGCCATTTATTCTTGCAGGAGAAACAGATGAAGTAATAACATATTTTCCTGAATGTAAAGATTCTGTACATGCTATTACTGAAATGCTTAATAAGGAACTGTCCATACTTGAGCTTTTATATAAAGAAACTCAAGGAATAGAAGACCAAAAAGAATTCGCCTTATATATAAAGAATAAGAGTAAATTTTCATCTATGCTATTTATGCTGAGAAAAGAATTTGGTGTTAAGTATGATAAAAGAGAGCTCCTTAATAGATGGCGCAATAGTGCTGGTTCTATAATTAAGAATTTATTTTAAAAGGAGTGCAAGATTAATGGCTAGATATTTTAGTGCAGATACACATTTTCGTCATGCTAATATTCTTAAATATTGTGCTTTAAGAGGCGATAAATTTAAAGACATAAAAGCTCATGATGCATTCTTGACATTAATGTGGAACAAGATGGTTAAAAATGAAGATGATGATATCTTCATCTTAGGTGATTTTGCTTTTGCTGATATAAAAGAAATAGCAAAAATATTAAAAACTTAAGAGGCAAAAAACATTTGATTCTTGGTAACCACGATAATGAGTCTTGGAAGGATTATATAGATGCAGGCTTTGAGACTGTTCAGCGGTTTATGTTTATTAATGTTGATGGTATTGGCGCAGTGGGCCTTGCTCACGACCCAAGTGTTTGTATTGTTGACCGTTCTGCTATTTGGTGCTGTGGTCACTTACATGATCAATTTAAGGTCATGGGCAATTGCGTTAATGTTGGCCTTGATGTTAATGATTTTTCTCTTATAAGTGAGGAGAAACTTGTTAGTATATTAGAGAAAGTCAAAAGATTTGGCTTTAAAGTAGACAGAAACATTCAAACAGAATTCAATTTTGATGGTAAAATCCATCCATGAATTCAATGGAGATAGTTATGCAACCAACAAATGAAACAAGTGAAGTTGTATTAGACTCTTTGTCAGAACAGGCTGAGCCTAAACCGATTCAACTTACACCTCAGCAATACAAAAAACTTATTAGTGCTATGAATGCAGCCGCTAATAAGGAAGTTAAAATGAAGAACCGTAAGGCTGCAAATAGACGCCGTAATAAAGCAGCAAGAAAAGCCCGACGCATCAATAAAGGGAAATAAGGAGCTATAAACCTGCTCCTAATGAGGGGTTTATATGTTGAAATATTTTGTATATAATAACTATAAAGAGATTAGGCATTTTCTTTATAGAGATATGACTGGGAAGAAGCTAGATTATACTGATGTTCTCAATTGGCTTGCTGAACAACTAAATCTTACTTCAGAAAAGAATAATATTGCTGATATATATTATGCGTTTAAAAATATTCGCCATACTGATAATGATGGTGTCTGGTCTGGTGGATATAATTGTACACACTATAAAACTATACGTGAGTACGATGAACATGGGAAACTTAATGCTAGTCGAGTAATTGATTATGTTCAGTGGATCCCTAGATCCTTTGCCATGAAACCAATAATAGTTATTGATTCATATGGAAGAGTAGTTAACTCTAAAGATTTGCTTAGGGATTTTTTGACCCATAAATATAATGCTACTTGGCGCAGTAGATATTTTACTTACAGGAAACATATATATCGTTTGTCTGGTAATTCTTGCTATCAAAAAGGTTACGGATGGCATAAGTATCGAGGAAATCATGCTTTTGTTATTGGTGAAATTAGAGATACCTTATTTCATGAAATTGAAAAAGCAGAGATACAAGAAGAATATAATGTATCTTTTAAGATAAGAAAAAAGAGAATCAATGTGCTATCTGAAGAATTATTTTATAGATCGCATCATTGTAATCCGAAGGGATATGGATGGAAGAGAACAAGAAAAAAGAAACAATGGATGTAAATTTGAAAATTTGTTTCGGTATAATAGCTGGACAATATACAATGTTAAATTTATCTAAAAAAGATATTTCGTTTCTTGGTATCGAAACATTTCCAACTAGCTTTGAACTCCTTGAAGCAGCAAAAGATTTTATAGTACGTGCTATTTGTGATAAATAGCTTTAACAAACATGTAATTTGGTGATATTTATGCGTGGAAAAAGAGTAAAACAAATTAAAAAAGATTTAAAAGAGCTTCTTGATAAGCATCCATCAGCACTAAAAACTTATGGATATCGTAAACTTTACAAAGACGCGAAAAGGGCATGGAAAGAAAATGGCTGAATTAAAAGTTGAAGTAGTTGTTATTAAGGAAGTTACTAAGCATCCTGATGCTGATAGGTTGGACATTGTTAAAATGGAAGGCCTTGATTATGTATGTGTTAGTGGAAAAGGTAATTTTAAAAAGGGAGATTTAGCTTTTTATTTCCCGGTAGATGCTGTGCTACCAGAGAAATGGGTAAAAGAGTTTGGTATTGAAAACTTTTATTCTAAGCGATTAAGAGCTGCTAAAATTCGTGGCATCTTTTCTGAAGGGTTGCTTATCCCCGCTGAGAAGTATTGGCCTAAAGAAGTATCTACGGAGCTAAAACCAGGTGTTGAAGTGTCTGGCGTATTTGGTGTTACTAAATATGAAGCTCCAATCCCTAAGGAAATGTCTGGGCAGGTTATTCGTCCTGTAACTGGACGTGAAATCTTCCCTGAGCCTGAACACTTTCAGAAGTACAATTCTTTACTTGTAGAAGGTGAGGAAGTTGTTATTACTGAAAAGTATCATGGTGCTAACTTTGGAGTAGCAAAAACATATGATGATGTTCTTATTAGCCATTCTCATAATTATTGGATGAAAAACAATGAAGCGAATAAAAATAATGTTTTTGTTCGTGTAATTAATGAAAATCCTGAGTTTGCTAATCTGCCTAAGCTTGTTCATGTATATGGGGAGGTGCTAGGTGTGCAAGACCTGAAATATGGTCTTAAGAATGGTAAGATTGATTATGTGCTATTTGCGGCTAAAGTAAATGATAGGTTCTTGAATGTTGATGAGTTCCAGGATCTATGTAATAAATATGGCCTTAAGCGCGTTAATGTGCTATATCGTGGACCTTACTCTAAAGATAAAGTTCTTCAGTTTAATAATGCTGATACAACACATACTGGTGCAAGCCATATGATGGAAGGCTGTGTTATTGCTCCTGTAAAAGAGCGTGAAGAAATGAAGCTTGGTAAGCGACTTGTCCTTAAATATGTAAGCGAAAGATATAAGCTACGCAAAGGTACAGAATGGAAATAAACTTAAACCTATTGGGATTAAGAAACGATCTAAAAAGCAAGTATATGATGGAACTAAAGATTTCATTGATAAAGTTATAAATGGTCTTGTTAAAAGACCAAATAATACTGGTCATTGGGATGCAAGAATTACTGCAGAAGAAGTTGCAGAATACTTGCGTGTGAAAACACATTTAGTAAAACATGCACTGCATAAGCTTAATCTAGAAGGTGTTGTTTCAAAGCCATCACATTTAGCCCCTCATGATTCATTACGAGATCCTTGGGGTGGCGGATATGACTCATCTTGGCAAGCTTCTATTTATAGGATTTTATTATGAAAAAAGATTCATTAGGCGATAGAATGAAGTGCTATGAGTCGGTTAGTAGAAACTTTCTGACTCGTAGGACTCCTGCTATCATTAGAATAGATGGAAAAGCTTTTCATACTTTTACTAAACATTGTATTAAGCCGTTTGATAAGTATCTAAATGGTGCAATGGTATATACGATGGAATATTTATTGAATAATATTCAAGGCGCAAAGTTGGGGTATACACAATCTGATGAGATTTCTATCCTAGTAACAGACTTTGATACCATTCATACCGATGCTTGGTTTAAATATAATGTGCAAAAGATGTGCTCAGTAAGTGCTAGTATTGCTACTGCTGCATTTAATAGTTATTATGAATATGAAAGGCTTGCTATGTTTGATGCAAGGGTATTTAATATACCTGAGGATGAAGTATGTAATTACTTTATCTGGCGTCAAAAAGATTGGGAAAGAAATAGCCTACAAATGCTATCTCGGGCTCACTTTAGCGATAAAGAGTTACATGGTAAGAAACGTGCTGATATGCATGAAATGCTACATTCGAAAGGTGTTAACTGGACTAATCTAGAAGATAGATGGAAAAATGGATGTACTATATACCTTGAAGATGGAAAGTTTATCAGGGACGATGAGTCTATCTTTTTAGATTCACACGAAGATTTCTCTCTACTTATGGGAAAGTCATGGCTAGAGTAATTATTACTGTTGGGATACCAGGTAGTGGTAAAACAACGATGGTAAAAAAGTTTGCAGATAAAATGGGCATTTCAGCAACTTATATCAGTGCTGATGCTATTAGAGAAGAGCTAACTGGAGATGCTGGAAACCAAACTGCAAATAAAAGAGTGTGGACACTTGTATATAAAAGGTTTACAGAAGCCTTATTAAATGATGATGATATTATTCTTGATAACACATCTATAAAGCTGAAAGATAGGCAGAAAATATATAAGACAATTAGAGAATGCAATAAGATGAAGGAAACTGAAATTATTATTTTCTATTGCCCATGCTCTGTAGCGAAAAGCATGCTAAATCAACAAAATCGGGATCGTAAGGTTCCGATTGATGTTGTTAGAAGAATGCAATTGGAGCTATGTGAACCACGGTTAGAGGAAGTTGGTGATTGTTATAAAGTTTTGCTGATCACAAATGACACTCTAACAGAAAAGCTGTAAGACAGTTTCTGTCTTGCTAAGATCGGACCTAATCAATAGATAAACTCTGACTTTACACTACGTTACAAGTTCAGTTTTTCTATTGATTAAATACCTGGTAAATGCAAAACTGTGCGGATGCTGATTTTTGGTCCCCAAAAATATCCGCCCAGTCTTGCGCCGCCCCCACGTGACTGCAGCTGCGCTTTGTGCACGCTGGGATCCGGCCGGGCCCACCGCGTGTTTAGCTCGAGCTGAGCTAAAACGCGTCGTACCCTTTTACCGGTATTGAGTATCTTAAGCATACAAAGGTATGCTTTTTATACAATTTTTTAATTTTTTTTTGGGGAAATGTTATGGAAAATAAAGACATGTCCTATCGTATTTTTTGGGTAAAGAAGCCGAGTGGAGGGAAGAGAAAAATCTTCTCTCCATCAGCTGACCTCAAGAAAGTCCAACATGCTATTAAAAAACGATTAGAGCTAGATGAGTGGATATCTAGTGCTAATTATGGATTTGTTAAAGACAGATCTGCTGTAGATTGTGCAAGGGTTCATTCTGATAAAGATTGGGTTCTTACTATTGATGTTAAAAACTTCTTTCCTTCTATAAAAGTATCTGATTTAGGATTTTTGAGTGAGGAAGAACAGATATTCGTTGGATATAACGGAAGACTTGTGCAAGGTTCTCCTTGTAGTCCTGCTATCGCTAATGTTTATATGAGAGAGTTTGATGAGGATGTATTTAATAGGCTATCTGAGTTTAATATAGATTATTCTAGATATGCTGATGATATTATTCTTTCAGGATATGATTATCTTGATAAAAGATTTATTATAAACATGATTAAGGTAAGATTGAATAAGATAAATCTTGCTATCAATGAGAAGAAAATTAAGTTTATGCCTAAAAGTGGAAGGCAACGTGTTCTTGGAATAAATGTAAATTCTGTTCCTTCTGTATGTAAGGAAACTAGGCTTAAAATAAGAGCTGCTATACATCAGAATAATCTTGGCGATAAAGAGCTTGGTCTACTTAGTTATGTTAATGGTATTAACTCTTTCCAAAAAGATAAACTAATAGGTGCTATTAATGGATGATGAAATATATTTTGTCCGAGATGAAGGTGAAGAACAGACAGATCCTAATGTCGTAGAAGAATTTACTCAGTTTGCTGAAAACAACACATTAGCTTATCAAACTGAGCAGCTTGCTACTGCCGGAACAGTAACTGCTCTAGGAACTAATCTTGTAACTAATAATCTTACAATGGATACTTTTATAAACAACTGGACTACTACTGCTATTACTGCTAGTGACTTTGAAAAAGACTTATTTTATGGTTCATCAATGGAGAATTCTGACTATTTATTTAAAAAGTTTGGTCCATTTATATCTAGAGTCTTAATTACTGATAACAAGTTCTATTGTGCTGATAGAAAGAAATTTGAACGTAGGTTCAAGGTAAAGAAAAATAATAGTCTAGATTTTGTTGATGACTTGTACTCTAAGGGGCTTAAATTTATCCTTGCTGGAGGAAAAGTAGGAAGCTGGTGTCTGGGTGAAGAAGACATTGAAAGAGATTATGATCTGTACTTTGCAAATGAAAAAGAAAGAAAAAAAGTTGTATCTCATTTGCGAAAAAATAAAGGCATGTGGATTGTTAATGAAAAGCCACATCTGACTGAGTTTATTAATATAAGCTCTCGCCTAACCATACAATGTATGAGAAAAATAATTAATTCTGTTGAAGAGTTACTGAGTGAATTTGACTTGACAATTTCTACAATGGCATATGATGGTCTGAATATAATATGGACCAAAGGTGCTATTCACGATCTTAGAGATAAAAAACTCAGATTTATAAATGTCCCTAATAAACTGAGTCATTTTCCAAGGGTGCAGAAATATATCAAAAGAGGATATGAGATGGATCCTAGGAATTGGTTACTGCTAGCTATTGGGACAATTGGAATGGTACAAAATGATTCACATATTTATGAATATTTTGTAAATGGAACTACAAGTCCAAATTTTGATGAGTACGAATAAACAATTTTTAACATGCCATTTTGGCAAAACTTTAAACTAATCTAACAAACAAAAACAAAAGGAAATTATCATGGCTACTGAAATTTATGAAACTGTTGTTGAAATCGCTAATACTGACCAGGTAAGTACTGTTAAAGGTGACTACGATCAGGAAACTATCGTTGAAATGTTCGCAGGTGTCTTCCCGGTTATTGCTAATTGTGCTGCTACTGTTCGCATTGAAGATGGTGTAAAATATATCACTTTTGCAGAACGCCTTGGTACCAAAGGCGCAATTGCGTAATTAAAATTAAATAAATTACGGGGAGAGAAATCTCCCCTATTTTTATCTGGAGTAATTATGGAAATTGAAAATGAAATAATAAACGATAATGATGCTCCTGAAGAAGCTAAACCTTTATCTCTTTTTGAGGCAATACTTGATCTTGAAGAAGTGGAAGAAGTCGAGGTTTTAAGTACAGATATTCTGGAAGATTTACTCAAAGATTTAGATAAATGTACTACAATTAAAAGATTGTCCTTAGTTGATGATCTTGAGTCTAGACTTAAAAAATCTTTTCTTTTGGTAGAAAAAGCACGCGGTAAATATAATACATTTTATAGTATACGCCGTCTATTGCAAAAGTCTCATAGTGATATCGATTTTGATTATTATCTAAAACGTGGAGTAATTCCATATCAGGAGCTTGTAGAGTGATTATTAATGATTATAGAGCAAGAGATTATTTGGGCAAGTTATCATATGCATATATAATCTCTGAGTTATATAAAAACAAGGTTATTAAGTCTTCTTCTTTTACATCTGTATATAATGGTAGACACTTAGAGAAAAAGCTTGCATTTTATGTTAAAACAAGACTAAAGCATATACTAAATGATAGGAATTCGTTTCTTTCTAATTGCGTAGAACGTTTATTTATTAATTATGGGAATGTTTATCTAGATTTTAATATTAAAAAGTATTTATATGCCAATGGCTTTATTGATATATTTGCTTTGTTCTTTTATGGCGAGCTTACTGCTATACTAGAAGATATGGGTGCTATTAGCTCTAATTTTATAAACATATCTCCAAAGGCTGCAGGTGGTCTTGGGCTTTGTGTGTCCACTTCATTTGTTCATGAAATAAATGAATTTCTAAAAGAAAGAGATACTATCTTACAAGATGAAGAAGAAGATCCTGAAGTAAAGCATAAGGTTTTGAATGAAGGATATATCTTTGAAAAGATATCGAATGAAATAAAATTTATTGCTAATATTGATTTTTATCTTGGTGTAATTTTCGATTATTTTGAAAAATATATTGATAAATTTATAGTGGATGATGATGGAAGAGTTGTTCCAAAGGATGATTTTTCTATAACATTTTCAAATTTGATGCGCTTTCTTAAAGGTAAAACTGGGTCAATAAATGACTTGTGTGCAATACCTGAAGATACAACGGATCCTTCTGAGCAAGAAAATAGAATAATTGGTTGTGATTTTCGTGATATGTATAGTTCATTAGAGCTTCTATATACCTATTGTAAAGATAATCCTGATAAGATGAATAGATTTATGTCTGATGCAGTTCCTGACTGTTCTTTTAGTGACATAAAGCATCTTGCTGAATTATTTACTGGATGGGGTTCTTTTAGAAAAAATGAAAGTACGGCCGGTATTGTCCGCAATCTTAGTGCTAAAGTTAGAAGATTTTGTGCTTCTATTCGGGAGATTAATGTATGAGTGAAAAAGTAGAAAAGAAACAAAGTGAAAGTTTGAATATCGAGTTATTTGGAGACTATGCAATTGTTACATCTCCTGTTTCTCCTGTAAGAAATAATAATACTTTGGATATTTTTGAAACTGGTGTTAAATCTAAAAAAACGGTTTCTATTGAATCTTTATTAAAAGTCTTTAAAGATCAGAATGTTGGGATGAAAACCCCTATTCTTCCTATTGGTACGATTCGTTATATTGAAAAAGGTACTAATACTGAAATTATTTTGTTTAGTCCTGAATCTAAATTTGTTGCTACTGTCGGCGACAAAAAGTTTGATTCTGTTAGACCAAATCTTGTAATGAAATTTATCCTTAGGGTTAATAATGGTACATATACCATTTCTGATACACGTTTATTTGCAGTAAAAGAAAATGCTGTATTGCTTAATGATAAAAGCAAACTATATGCTCTTCCATTTCCAAACATTTCTGATAATGGATGGATTTGCTGGGGATCTAATAGCCTGTCTGGATCATTTACATCTTTGATGGGGCTTCCTATGTATATAGATCGTTTATTTGCAGCACCATTTAATAATCATCTATTTCAAGGTCGACTATTTAAGAGCCTAGGCTTTGATACGCATGTCGGACTATTTGAGTATCTTGAAGGAAAAGAAACTTTTCCTGATGAGCTTTATATTGATGTTGGAAAAAATACATTTGGGGGCTATTAATGAATCCGTTTTTTGATGTTGTTTATGGAATTCCTGAAGATAAATCTGGCCTTGGGCTTGTAACGTATGCAATTTGTTCTAATGGGATTTTTCTTATTAGACCTAATGCATGTGGGTGGATTGTTACTAAGGTAGATGGTATTCCTGGTGTTCCTGAAGGAAAAGAAAGAATCTCTATTCTCCCTAGAAAGATTCCTATTAACCTGTTCTGGGAAACCATTAAGTTCTTTAGATATGCTGAAGAGGTTAATCAAAACAAAACTGAAGCATATGTGCTAGTTATGTATAACCCAAAAGAAGATGAATTCTTTCTTCATGTACCTAAGCAGAGCCTTTCTTCTGCGCGTGTAAGTTTTGATTTGCAAGGTGTTTGGGATATGTTTCCTGGATGCAAAGTGCTTATGGATATCCACTCGCATAAAAATAAGTGTGCCCTTATATAGTAATATATAAGTGAAAATTCGGTGAACCTCATTGAGGGTGTGTGCTTTATCGCATGCTAACGGGGAAGGAGTAACTATGGCTTTAATCCCGTGCCAAGCCTACTGAATGATATAAAAGTAAGTAGGAAGGTGTAACGACTAACAGGTGAGGAATCTACCAATAAGCCTGACACGAGCGCCGAGCATCCTAATAGGTAATGCTAAGGATGGTGATATAGTCTGATCTTAATTTATCATATTAAAGTATTCTATAAATTTTGAATACTTTCGATCAAGATAGAAGTTATTATTACTGTAAATTGAAAAAAAAGTTTTGATGTTTTGCTTTGAACCAATTGATAAGTTACATATTTTATCTTTCTTAGATAGTGAGTAAGATGTTAACTGTAGCTCATCTGCAATTCCAAGCAGAAGTTCTTTTGTTCCTCTTATTTGTACGTAACCTCTTTTGCGTAAACATTTTCCATCTTGGAATTTTTGTATTGTAAAAGAGCCATCTCCGTCAAAGTATCCAAGAATAAAAGATTTTCTGTGTTGTTTTGGAATATTTAGAATTAAATTAGGCATAGATAGTGATTTTTTAGGTTTAATACCTAAATTGATTAGGTCTTTAATAATGTGCTTGTTTGATTGAACAAGTCTTACATGATCTGTGCTTTTAGTTGGATCATGTGAAAATGGCCTATTGATATTAGTAATAGAATGTTCACATCCTATCTCATCTTTAATTTTATCAAGGATAGACTTGTCTTTTCTGTGTATGGTTATTGTTAACTGATGCTCGTCTCTATGAGATCTCTTAACTATTGCTCCATCTGCAGCTATAAAGCCAACTATATATGCCTTGATGTCTGAGTCTATATTGTTAAAGTATTTAGTATCTCCAGGGTTTTGCTTTGGTTTTTGATCTCTCTTTATTAGTTTAGAGTATTTCTTAATCAAGTTATAAACTGGTTGATTGTAGCAATTAAATCTACTTGCTATTTCTTTAACTGTATGTCCAGAGTTATAAAGTTCTAATATTTCGTTTTTGAATGGTTCTAATTTTAACATTTAAAATCCTTCAATTTATTTGTGTGAGATTTACTCATCTCATAAGTATTAATAACTATATCCGTAAAAATTAAGGAGTCAATAATTAAAAAATGATTTATAACGTAATGACAAGTGGAATGAATGCTTTCTTTAGTGGCGTAGATGATAGAGACGATAATCGTGATCGCTATTCTGGTGTAATTGGTAAGCTTAATAATGTAATTCCTGACCATAAGTTTAGATTTGGTACGCTAGGTAAGTTTTATGATGTTGAAATGGATAACATTTTTGAAGATAGCGATGAGCACTTTGATATAGATCATAAAGAAGCTGTTAAAAACTTAGCGTTTAATCAGGCTGTGAAAGTTGAAAATAAAAATGTTGGCTTTAAGCATGTCTCTATCCCTAATGGATTTGGTATTCCAAGAAGTGGATATGCTAATTTATGGAATAAGTTGAAGGTGTAATATGAGTTTTAATATTTTAGATGTTGTTTCATCTGGCTTTGTGCCTAATATAAATACATATAGCTATGCTACTACTACTGTTATTGTGGTTGGATGTGGCGGGACTGGTGGCAGATTGATTCCTCAGTTAGCTCAGCATATATCTAATCACAATGCTGATGTTAAGCGTATCGTTAATCAAGATAATGCTCCGTTTCTCAAGCATGAAATTGGTCTTCTTCTTGTTGATATGGATGTGGTTAATTTTTAAAAAAAGTTAATAAAATCAAATACTTATATTCAAAAATAAAGATCTTTTAAGTTTTTTTGTTAAATAGTTATTAACATATATAGTTAAATTATATATGGAGTTTATAATGGCAAGAATAGCAAAACTATTAACAGAAGATAACTTACAAAAAATTAAAAAAGATTCTTACAAAAATATGATTGATATAAATTATATTTGCAATAAATATGATTTTTCTAAAAAAACAGCCGAGAGAGCTATTAAAAAAGTAAAACTAATACAAGTATCTCAAAATTCTATCAATATAATTAAAGATTATATCGAAAATAAAATATCAACAAAAGAACTTTCTATTAAATATAAATGTTCTTTAGTTAACATAAATTCAACTTTACGAAGATATAAT